CACCGCCGTCGCATCGGCCCAGCCAAGATCCCAGCTTGTGAACACCGGCAAGGTTTCATCGAAATTGATTGTCGTATAGCGGCCCTTTGCCTGCAGCTCGTTCATTTCAGCACCATAGACGGCGCCAATCAGCGCGGCATTGAAGCTGCACATCATTTCCTGCATGAACATCGCTTCCGGCACTTGCCGATCGCGCCGCACCGCCTCGATTTCTTCCGGCGTCACCATGTCGGTCTGCGTGCAATCGTATTGGAAGTATGCCCAGTCGGGATCGTCGGCCGGGATCCTCGACAGGTCATACAGCATGTTCATGCGGCCGCGCGGTGTTCCCATCATCAGCGCCCGCCCTCGCCGATCGGCCAGGCATGGTCTAAGCACGCTCGACCACAGGCGCGGGTCGCAATCCGCAAGCTCATCGACTATGGCTTTGTCAAGGTAGACGCCACGCAGCGCATCGATATTGTCTGCACCGTATAGGCTAAACTTGCCGCCGTTCGGCTTGAACACCACTTCCAGGTCAGACTTGTTGATGTCGAACAGCCGCCGATCGGCGCAAGTCGTCGCTAGGTAATCCCAAGCCAGTTTACGCGCCTGGTTGCGAAACGGCGCAATGTAGGCAACACGCGGATAGGGCAACGGGCAGGATAGAACCGTCTCAAGCCCGTCGAATATCGCCATGACGGTCTTGCCGGCGCGACGATGCATGACGGCACATCTATGCCGTTTCTTCGATTGCATCACTTCAAGCTGGTGAGGCTTCGGGCGGAAGTTGATCTTTACCTTGATAGGATCGCCCTCCCGATCAGCTCGGGAATCTGCGGCACAAGCGCATTGCGCAGCGTGTCTATGCGCTCCACCCCGTAGGCAGACCCATCATCCATTCCTCGAAACTCGCGCAACGCCATTTCCCACGGTCTGTCCCACGGAATGGATTGCTGCTCCCGCCCCATTCGTCCAAGCGCCCTGCCGTATGGTTCCTGCCACCGTTCACCCCGCTGGGCGTAGGCAATAATCCAGATACGATCCCGGTCATGGGGCGCGCCAACGTAGCTAGCCGGTATGCAATGCCATTCTGTGTCATAGCCGATCGCGGCCAAGTCCCCGAGAATAACGCCCAGTCCCCGTCCAAGCAACGCTGCCACGTTTTCCACGATTGCGAATTGCGGTCGAACCATGCAAATGCTTCGTATGACTTCCCTGTACAGTCCAGAACGGGATCCGGACAGGCCGGCTCCATTGCCGGCAACGCTAAGGTCTTGGCACGGAAATCCCCCAATGATGACATCGGCTTCACCTTCCACGAAATTGCATGTCGTTATGTCACCCATGCAAGGGATACCAGGAAACCTCTTGGCCAATACACGGCGCGCGTAGGGATTTATCTCGCATAGCTTGACTGTTTGGAATCCACCCGCACGCTCCAGCCCAAGGCTAAACGCACCGATCCCGCTAAACAGGTCCAATACGCGCAGCACGGCTTCTTCAAGCCTTGCCGCCCGCCATCATCACGCCGTTGACTGTCACGGCATAGGTGGCGCCGATCGGCACCGTCAGCGCCGCCACATAGTCCGCGCCAGGATCCGGCGCCGGCTGCACCGTCGCCGGCCCCATCCACGCCAGGCATTGCTCGCGCGGACCGTTGAATTGATTGCAGTCAACATCGCCGGAAATGCCGCCCACGCGCCCCTTGTCGGTATATTGCCACAGTGACCACACCGGCCAGGTTTCATCCGGCCAGCTCGGCCCCGAATTGTTCCATTGCGAAATCCACAGAGCGCACGTGCCGAAATCAGGATAATTGGCGTTACCTATCTGCTCTTTGAGCAAGGCGCCGCCATAGATCGCAATCTCCAATGTCGCATCATCCGCCAGTATCGCCGCGATCGCCTCGTCAAGATCGTCCAGCGTGCACGCCGGATCCTCGTAATCGATGCACACCCGCGCGCCTGGCTCCGGTTCGGCAAAGCTCAGATAGTTCTGCATCTGCGCGCCAGCATCGCCATGCTTCAGGAAATGGTAGGATCCCCACGCCAGGCCGGCCGCTTTCGCCGCACTCTCGCGCGCCTTGTACGTGACATCGGTCCAGGTGCGCCCCTCCGTCGCCTTGTGGATCACGCCGACAACGCCAGCGGCTTTCACCCTGGCGAAATCAGTCACCGTGTTGTGGTGCGATAGATCAACAATCATGCAATCAGGCATGGCGGCAACTCCAAGGTGTTGTGGCGCCGCACACGCCTGGTTAAGTCAAAATAGGCTGATCAGATAGAGCATAGCCACAAACCCGACTATGAAGGCTATAAACCCGCCCAAGGTTATATTCACTGTCATAACTCACCTTCCGCTCTTACACTCACGCTGCCGTCAGGCGTTGCCCAGGCAAATTCCAGCTCGAATTGATTATCCGCATCGGTCCGCTTGCGAACCTTCGCATCAGCCGGTCCATAGAGCCTGTCCATCACCGCCAGCGCGATCTTTGCCGCCTCATTGGGCGCAATCGTAATCTTGCTCCTGGCGTGAACCGACATCGCCAGCAAGTTGCACGCAAACACCACGGGTTCACAGCCCAACGCTTCCACGCAAGCGGCGTGCAATTGCCCAGGCGTCAACCGCATGTCAATCTCATGATCATCAAGCATCGACGAAATCAGCGCCATGCTCTTTTCATTGCGGTTGTCGAATTGTTTGCGCCGCCCCTGTTCCGCAGCCATGAATCCTATTCCCTATGCTATTTCAACGGCTAATCCATGCCGTGACATTTGAATGTCACGGCATGACAATCGCCTTGACCTTTCAATTCATAAAGCTCTGCCCTGGCTTTGAACAGCTCATCGGCTACCGCTTGCACTGCTGCCACCTTGTACCAATCCCGCTCCAAATCCCTGATTCTGCGCGTCGGCATCGACTTGCGCACCAGCCACATTCCACACTGAAATATCATGCCGCGCCACCATCGCCGCAAGGGCCACCGCTGTTTCGACACCACGCGGCGCCCATGCAGGAATTGCCCGTTTGCCGGATATGGATACATGAATCCTATTCCCTATGCTATTTCAACGGCTTAGGCTTGTCGCGCTCTTGCTCTTGTCGCGCCTGGCGCTGCAACACCTGGGCATATGTCTCGAAATGCTGCTGTTTCTCCTGCTCCTCGCGCAAGATCTTCTCGATTTTCTGCTGATCCTCGCTCTTGTGCCGAGGCATTTCGCCCGACAATCCCAAGGATCCGTAAGGCTTTGGCTTTCTGGTCATTCCACCTGTCCTTTCGCATCGCCCGCTTGTGGATCCTGCGCGCCTCGCGCGTGATCTTCGCCCAGGCCGAGGCTGTCAATTTGTTGTTAAGATCTTGTTTCACGTGAAACTCTGTTCTTGACACGTTCCTACGATAGCATTTGTCCGATTCGTTGGAAAATCATTTTGCGCAAGGGATTTTCGCCCGCGACCATGCCCATGAAAAACCGCTCTGGCGTCATCGGCGGATCCTGGATAGGCGTCAGCGGAATCTGTGATTGCTGCAGCGCCGCCAGCTCATTCGTAGGTCCATATTTCTGCGCCGCCTCGAAGATCCCCGGCGTACCAGGCGATGCGCCCGTCCATTCGAAATGCATCGGATCCGGTCGACTCTTCCATGTGCCGCCCCATTCCAATCCAAACCGACGCGCCAGCTCTGCCGTATTCGCCGGCAAGTCACTGGTGGCGCCGCCAAGCGGATTCGCCGCCGCATTGATGTCTATCGCCGTCCCAAACGCATGTTGCGACAGCTTGTCGGATCCCCTGATATTGCGATAGTTGAATCCGCCGCTCGACTTCGGCTGGTAGCCTTCAGCAGCCAGGGCTTGAATCAGGTTCGCAAAGGCTGGCGCCGCCTGCCGGTAAACTTGCCAACTTTGCCCAGGCACCGGCTCGATCGCCGTCAGGTTTTGTTCCGTCCATCCTGGCGCCAACGGGTTGCCAACCCGCGCCACGCTTGCCCAATTTGCCATACCAATTTCTCCCTTTGGTTGTGCTGCGTGCCTCGATTTTTGCCCTCAGTTCCCCTCCAAAGCGTTCTTTTTTCGTTTCGGCGGCTCCAACTTAGAAGAATAAGACTCTGTCGTTGATGGAGCTGTAGCCGCAAGGCTACACGAAAATTTGCGCCGCATTCGCCCTTCAGCCCATAGCTTCACCCGCAAGGTCTTTTCCCGCGCCTCGAGGAACGCCACCTGGCCAAGCTCCTTTGCAACCCAATATTTCAGGCTCAGATAGCGGTAGGCGCCCTTGCCGATCCGCTTGAAGCGCTGCACGGTGCGAAGAAAGCCATTCAGCCGCAGCCACGCCACGGCGCGGTTGACGGTCACGCGGTGCAAGCCGGTTTCCCTGGCCAGCACGCCTTGCGCCGGCTGCGTCGTGCCGCTGCCGGCGTTTTCCCATTCCATGAGCTGCAAAAACACCGCCTGGCACGATGGCCGATAGCCAGGCACCTTGCGCATTCTGTTCAAAAGACGGGAAATGTTTCGATTTTCATATAGCATTTGATCGGCCTCGCTCTTGCGCGGCTGCCGGTCCTGCTGTAAAAACCGAAATGCGTAGTTCGGGTTTTTACAGCTTTGCGTCCGGCTAAAGACCGCAAATCACTGTGATTCCGATACTAACTCAAAACCCGGCCCTAACAAGCCGGGTTTTGTTTTTCAGTCCAGCAGCCCATGCACGGCGCCCATTCCAGCGCCCGCCGCCGCACCGCCGAGCAATCCCTTGCCAAGTGTTCCCTTCATCTGGTTTGCGATCAGCCCGCGATAGCCGGTCATCGGCACGTGCGTTTCATCGCCGGCCGCAACCCGCACAATGTCCCAAAGCACCCGCGCCTTCGTGCCCCTGGCCGGCCCGTCGCGGCCGAATCCGCCAGAACTCTTTTCCTTCATCATCTGGTTGAGCATCGACACCGGATTGACATCGCCGGTCTTGGAAATCACGCCCGGTCGCTTCGCCATCGACAGGAGCTGCCATTGGCTGCGCGCCTTTTCCCACTTGGCAAGCGTCCCCTCCTGGCCGCGTTTCTTGGTCACGTTGCGGATAAGATCGTCCAGGCGCTGGATTGCATTCTGCACCGTCTCGCCGCTCGACGTGTCGCCTTTGGCGTAAAGATCCGCCGCCCGCGCCGACAGCTCGGAACGCGTCTGCATCATCTCTTCACCGTCATAAATGCCGCCCCTGGTGTCGGCTTCTTCGATCATGTCGTTAACGATCTTCTGCCCCATCGACTTACCGGCCGGCCCTTTCTTCTGGCTGATTCCGCGCAACACGCGCGACACGTCGCCGGCGCCAATGTCGGGTAGCTCCTTTTGCACCGCCTCGAACAGTTGCCCCGATTCCGCTTCGGCCGTCGCCAGGTGGAACGTCGGATCGATCGACGTGACTTCCTGCGGCTTCGGCAATCCCAACGCGTCGGCCAGCTTGGTTGCCGTCAGCGCCTGGTTGTCCGCCTTCACCTGGCTTGAAAACACGTCGCCGAATGGCGTGCCCTCGCGCACCGCGGCAACCAGCCTGGCCGGCGAACCGGCCCTGGTGCCGGCGCCGAGCGGCGATCGGTAGCCGTGGCCTTCGGCCGTCTCGCGCAACTGTTTCGAAATGTCGGTCGTGATGTCGGCACCGGCCCGCTCCGTCT